TATTTTCAACCAAAAATCGGTATAATAGATAGATGCTTAAAAAAGTACAATTTTTACCTGGATTCAATAAACAACTCACCGAAACTCAAGCTGAAGGACAATGGGTAGATGGTGATAATGTTAGGTTTAGATACGGATCACCAGAGAAAATAGGTGGGTGGTCACAACTAGGTTCAAACAAGCTCACAGGCGCAGCTAGAGCCATGCATCATATTGTAAATAGTAGCGGTATAAAATATTCTATCATAGGAACTAATAGAATCTTATACGCTTACTCAGGAGGTGTGTTTTATGATATACACCCGATTCGAGCAACTACAACTTTAACAAGCGCATTTAGTACAACTAATGGATCTTCAGCTGTTACTATAACTTTTTCTACAGGACACAGTCTTAATCCAGGAGACATAATATTATTAGATAATTTTAGCACTATTACAGGATCTAATTTTGGTGCATCTGATTTTGACGACAAAAAATTTATGGTGACATCCACACCAACAAACTTAACAATAACTATAACAATGCCTTCAAATGAAACTGGCTCAGGTGCTACAACATCAGGAGGAATTAGAGTTCAATCCTATTATCCTGTTGGACCTGCAGAACAGTTACCTGGATTTGGTTGGGGTTTAGGTTCTTGGGGTGGTGATATAGCTAATCCTCAGACAACAACTTTAAATGGAGCTTTAGGTGACAACACAGCGGGAACAGGAGGGTCAGGAACTTCTATAACGTTGACTAGCTCTACAGGTTTTCCGACAACTGGAACAAATTTTATAAAAGTAGGAACAGAGGAAATATCTTACACTGGAGTGTCTGGTAATGACTTAACTGGAATTACAAGAGCAGTTCGAGGAACAACAAGAGCTGCACACTCAGATGGAGCTACGGTAACAAACACTTCTGATTTCGTAGCGTGGGGTGAGGCTGCATCAGGAGATTTAGTAATTGATCCAGGCCTTTGGTCTATCGATAACTTTGGTAGTAAAATTATTGCTTTAATACATAACAAACAAGTTTTTGAATGGAATGCAGATGCTGCAAATGCTAATGCAACAAGAGCAACAATTATATCTGGTGCACCAACAGCATCAAGAGATATGATTGTATCTACACCAGATAGACACTTAGTGTTCTTTGGCACAGAAACAACAATAGGAACTCCAAGCACACAAGATCAAATGTTTATTAGATTCTCTAACCAAGAGGATATTAATACTTACACACCTACAGCGACTAACACAGCGGGTACTCAAAGACTTGCGGATGGATCTAGAATTATAGGAGCTGTTAGAGGTCGTGATGCAATTTACGTTTGGACGGACACTGCTTTATTTACACAAAGATTTATTGGTCCACCATTTACGTTTGGTTTTGCTCAAGTAGGAACTAACTGTGGACTAATAGGCCAGAACGCTGCAGTAGAAGTAGATGGCGCTGCTTACTGGTTTTCAGAAAATGGTTTCTTTAAATATGCTGGTGCCTTACAATCACTACCATGTTTAGTAGAAGATTTTGTTTTTGATGATTTAAATACTACAGCTAACCAACTTATAAATGCAGGATTAAATAATTTGTTTGGAGAGATTAATTGGTTTTACTCTTCATCAGGATCAACAGTTATAGATAGAGTTGTAACTTATAATTATTTTGAGTCGACTCCCGAAAGACCCATATGGACAACAGGAACTTTAGATAGAACAACTTGGCAAGACTCTGCAGTTTTTGGTAAGCCACATGCTACAGATTACGATGCTGGTTCTAATACCTCTTATGACGTTGTGGGTAATACAGACGGGTGCACAATATATTACGAACATGAAACTGGCACAGATCAAGTTACATCTGCAGCAACAACAGCCGTAACTTCTAATATACAATCTGGAGACTTTGACATTTCTCAAGGTGGTGACGGTGAGTTTTTTGCAAAAATTAGAAGATTTATACCAGACTTTTTATCTCAAACAGGTAACACTCAAATTACATTAAACTTAAGAAATTTTCCTAACAACACAGAGGCAAGTTCAGCTCTTGGTCCTTTTACAATCTCATCATCAACAGAAAAAGTTGATACAAGAGCAAGGGCAAGAGCAGTGTCTTTGAAGGTAGCGAATACAGCGGCAGAACAGAGTTGGAAACTTGGTGGATTTAGGTTAGATATACAACCAGACGGGAGAAGATAATGGCAAAGATAGTGCAAGTATTAACAAGACCAGCACCAATTTATAGGCAAGATGTTGCTGACGCACAAGTTAGAGATCTTGATGCAATAGTGCAAAAATTAAACACAACATATCAACAAGAATTAAAGGATGAAGTAGACGCACAAAACTTCTTTTTAAATTAATGTCAAATAGTTTTATAAATGCAAAAGTAGATCTAACAACGACTGACAACACAACGTTGTACACAACACCATCTGCAAATGTTGCTTTGATTAAATCTTTATTAGTATCAAATGATGCTGGTTCTAGTTGCAATATAACTGTTACATTAACAGATGCCTCTGGTAATGTGTTTAGCTTATTTAAAACAAAAGCAATAGATACAAATACAACAACCGAACTTTTAACTCATCCTCTTGTAGTAGAAGAAAGTGAGATATTAAAGGTACAAGCTAGTGACGCGAACGAGCTGCACGTCATAGCTTCTATACTACAAATACAGCCAAGAGAGGTAACGACATAATGAAGGAAATAAGCATGAAACCGAAGGAGATTATAACCACTATATCTAACTTAAAAACAGGTGAGATATATGAAACAGAAGAAGACTGGAAGACAAAAGGAGTACCAGAAACAGAGATTAGAAGGGATGTTAAGGTGATTATGCCAAGTCTTGATTTCTTAGGAAAAACCAAGTAGATTGGAGTTTACAGGATTTAAAACCTGCCTTAACAATTTAGCTAAATTATGACAATATCAAGAGGACAGATGAAAAGACAATTATACATGGGTGGTGGCATCATGGATGTCGTGCCTAGAGAACCTGCTATATTAGGGGGTATTAAAAAAGCTGTTAAAAAAGTTACTAAAGGCGTAAAGAAAATTGCATCTTCTGATGTTGGTAAAGCTGCGTTAACTGCAGCCGCAATGTACTATGCTCCAGGTATTGGAATTAAAGCTCAGTTTGGCCCTGGTATAACAGGATTAAAAGCAGCAGGACTGGCAGCAAAAAATAAACTCACTAATTTTGTTTTAGGAGATGTGGTAGCTGGTGATTTCCCTGGTAGCACAGTTAGAGGACCAAATCTTTTACAAAAAGCTTTTGGCGCAGTGACTGGAACCGGTGGAGGTGGTAAAGGAGTAGGCGGCTTAGGTAAACTAGCTACACTAGGATTAGTATCTAAATTTTTAACAACTGAACTTGGTATGACAGAAGAACAAGCTGAAGAAGAATTAGCCAGAGATCCATCAACATATTTAAGACAATATTTTACAAATTTAAATCCAAATGCATCTGAAGAAGAAATAACAGAATTTGTTACCACTAACACATCTGAGTATGCTGTAGGTGGCAGAGTAGGTTATGCAAGTGGTACAGGTTATAATTCTAGAAAAAGATATTCTTTTTTAATAGACAAATATAATAAAGGTATACCTCTTTCTCCATCTGAAGCAGATGAACTTGAAATGTTAGAAATGACGTATGCTGATGAAAGTCAAACTTTAGATATGGCACAAGGAGGACGAATAGGTTTTGCTGAAGGTCCGGTATTACCACCAGACCCAACACAACCCGTAAATCCTTTTGGACCAAAACCAGGAGACTTTGGAATAGAAGAAGACATCCCGATAAAAATGGCATCTAATATAGAGAATGATAAAATATTAGAAGCTCTGTTTGAAAAATACATAGACATGGGATTATCTCCAAAAGATGCTGCAGAGGCAGCGCAAAAAGAATTTGAGAGAATGAGTATGATGAAAACAGAAGGAAGAGGTCTAGCAGCTATAGGTGGTAAAATGGATAGTGCAAGCGACAACGCTATGCAAGCGGCGGGCATCGAGGGTTTACCTATAAGACAAAATCCAAAAGGTGTAAAAGAACTAGATCTTAGAGAAACTGGTGGATTTATACAACCAGTTGGTATAAAAGAAAAAGAAGATGACATCCCAGCGATGTTATCCAATAACGAATTCGTATTTACAGCAGATGCTGTTAGAGGCATGGGCGATGGTAATGTCAACGTAGGCGCACAAAGGATGTATGACATGATGAAAAAATTAGAGGCAGGAGGAAGAGTATAATGGCTGAAGTTGTAAGAACAGCACCAGCAGAGTTTATTGAAGCGGGTGCAAAAACATATCTAGACGACTTAACAAAAGCGATTGGTGGTTTTAAAACTACAGATCTTTCTACTATCATGGGTCCACAGTTTGTTGCTGGACCTGGTGCATTAACAACACAAGCAGAACAACTAGCTACAGGACTTGGTGGCTTTCAACCTTTTCTAACACAAGCACAACAATTAAGAGGACCTACAGCTTATCAAGCTTATATGTCTCCTTTTCAACAAGATGTTATTGATACAACATTAGCAGAGTTTGATGTACAAGCCGCAAAAGGTTTACCTGGATTAGCAGCTCAAGCTATCGGCGCTGGAGCTTTTGGTGGTGGTAGAGAAGGTGTACAAAGAGCAGAGTATCAAGCAACGAGTGACAGAAACAGAGCAGCATTACAAGCTCAGTTATTACAAACTGGTTTTGGCCAAGCACAAAATTTAGCTGCACAAGACTTCACTAGAAATATACAATTAGCACAACAAACACCTGCATTATTAGGTCAACAAATTTCAGCACTAACAGGTTTAGGTGCGCAACAAGCAGCAAGAGCTCAACAAGGATTAACAGCTCAACAACAATTATTATCAAGACAAGCTTTACAACCTTTAGAAGCAGCACAACAATTTGGTTCTGGTGTTACACAATTAATTGCAGGATACCCTGGTAGAGAACAAATATTACCACCAGCAGCTACACCATCACCGTTAGCTACAGGACTTGGAACTGCATCAACATTAGCTGGTATTTACAGATTAATTAATCCATCACCAACGGTAATTCAAACAAAATAATGAGTAGAACTTTAAAAAGACCAATGTTTAGAAAAGGCGGAGAAGTCATGGAAGGTATTATGACTGGTATTAAGCCTAGAAAGATGTTTTCAACTGGTGAACTGGCAGAGCAAATAAAAAACGTTCGACAAAAAGTAAATCTAATCGATGCCGTTTCTGGAGCAGGAGCTAGTCCTTTATCAGACCCATTAACACAATTTTTATTAACAGCAGGACCAGATTTGGTTGCAGGAAAAGCAGCAGGTGGAACTAAATTACAAGAAATACTTGGTGGTATTAAACCAGGCTTAGATAGAGCAACAGCTGTGCAAATGAAAAAAGATGCTAGCAGAAGAAAGTTAGCAGGTACATTATTAGCTAAATCATCAGTAAACGATGCGAGAAAAGCTTATAACACTTACGGTAAAGCTTTATATGACACATTTGAAGAGTTTTTACCTGTGTTTGCAAAATTACAATTAGAGAGAAAACCTATGTCTATTGAAGATAGAGAGAGACAAGATCAAACAAATTACATAAAAGGTTTACAAAAAGTAACAGACTCAAGAGGTGACCCTGTGGTAACAGTGGATGAAGGAAAACTACTATATAAAGCAAAACAAGAAGCTTTAAAAAACGATGTTCTTAAAAATAGATTAGATCCTCGCCTT